GAGAATACGAGTATCTTTATTTTGAAACCAAAACATGCGTATCGGTTTTATCAGACTGATGGTGTGAACTCGTATAATAATTCTGACAATAGCATAAAAGAAGAAAATAATTCTAACAAATGGTAGATGCAGCACGCCTTCTGGAAGAGCCAAGTTATTTCGTCGAACATTATATCGGTGAAGAACCGTTTGATTACCAGCAGGACTTTATGAATTATGACTCTGACAGAAAAGCGTTCGTTTCTGGCAGGCGTGTTGGTAAGTCCCGGACAGCATCGTGGCTCGCACTCTGGAAAGCAATCACATATGAAGGCGCAGAAGTGTTGCTAACTGCCAAAGCACAGCGGCAGTCAATGGAATTGTTCAATCAAATCCAGAAAGAAGTGCGGACATCTGACATCAACGATGAACAATGGGGCATTGTCAGAGAAACACGGACTGAGATTAATTTCGACAACGGTTCACGGATACTCGCACTACCTGTCGGCCGAGATGGGTCGAATATTCGTGGATACGGTGGCCGAAATAACATGATTATTGTAGATGAGGCTGCCTTCATCCCAGACGAAGTATTCCAAGAGGTACTATCACCAATGATGGCAGTTGGTGGTGGTCAGTTTATACTCCTCTCGACCCCATTCGGGAAAAAAGGATTCTTGTACGAACGGTTCAACGATGACGAGTGGTATACGATACAAGTACCAACATCGGCCAATCCGTTAATATCAGATGATTTTATCGACGAACAGCGCAAGAATCTGACGAACACACAGTTTAAACAGGAGATTCTCGGCCAGTTCGTAGAGAGCGTAGACAGTTTCTTTACGAGGGACGAAATAATTAACTGTGCAGAAGAGTCAGTTGAACAAGAAAGCAATCTTACATTTCTTGGTGTAGACCTTGCAGCTTCTGGACAGGACAACTCTGTGTACGTGTGCATCGATGATGAAGGTAACGTATTCAATATAGAGCACACATCTGAAAAAGCAATGACAGATGCGATGGGCAGAGTTCGTGAACTCGATAATTATTATGATTTCAGTAAGATTGTTATCGATAGCACGAGTCTCGGGCAAGGTGTTGTTGACCAAGTTTCAGAATCACTTGGAAATAAGGTCGAAGGATTCAAGTTTACGAACGAGAAGAAACAATCGTTGTACAATACGCTGAAAAACGAGTTTCAACAACAGAATATATTGTTCGAGTATGTACCCGGAAAAAGTGAAAAAGCAGGTAATAAACTAGCAACACAATGCCTCGAACTTGAAAAATCGTTCACTAGTACTGGGAAGATGAAAATTGAACATCCTTCGAACGGTCACGATGATTTCTCGGATGCACTGGCGCTCGCAGTGTGGGCCAAAAGTCACAAAAAGTTCGCTCGCTCGGACAAGGCGAGCATGAAACCGTTCAACTTAGGCACTTTGAAGTAACGGGCCTTACAATGATGGGAATAACATGTGCCGTCCAGAGTTTGGCCCGTTCTTGTGAAATCAAGTAAAACTATATAACAAAGGTAATACAACAATGGCAGCAATACTTACAGACCTCGGAGAAGAGTATATGATTAAGAATAACGTCGATACAGCTAGTTTTGACGTTGGACTGTATAATGATGCGTCTGACGCAATTAGCGACGGTGACGACCTTGGCGCACTTTCAAGTGAGCCGAGCAACGGTAATTACACTCGACAGACTAGTGAGTCTGTCTCCGCCTCTGATATTGGTGGCGATTGGGGTGTAGACAACGATACTGTTATTACATTCGACGTGACAAATACGACTGGAACAGTAGACTCTTATTTCTTTGTAGCGAACTTCCAAGCAGATGATACTGGCGACAGTTCAGCGACAGACCACCTCATTCTTACAGGTAGTCTCTCGCAATCGTATGAGCTGAGCAATCTTGACACACTCGAAATTAGTGCAGGAACTGCTGGCGTCACAGTTGACTAACGATTTGCGTTAATATTCGATGACCGTAGACCAGACTGCAAATTTTGTTAGGGGCACAGTTGCTTCATCAATTGGTGGAGCAGATACAACGATTAGTGTTGACAATGCCTCTATTTATCCAGACCCGTCTAATGGTGAGTATAATCTAGTATTGTGGGATTTTGACACGTATAGACGCCCAGACCTCGACCCAGATGTGGAAATTGTTCGTGTTACAGGGCGAGATACAACGAACGATAACCTAACTGTTATTCGAGGAGAAGAGAGTACGTCTGCGGTCAGCCATCCGTCAACATCTGAGCTACAACTCGCGCCAACATCGAAAGTCTTTACTGACATTGATAATAAAATAACAAGTAATATCACAGTAACTGGTAGCAACGGATTAAATGGAGGGAGTGCTGGGCTTGGTGGCAGTGTTGATATTTCTATTAACGGAAGTCTTGACCTTGATGGCGACCTTCAAGCAACAGATGGTGAAACTATCTGGGATGAAAGCGCAACATATATTCCACAAGCACGTCTCGAAAATGATTCGATGACGATTGCTGGAAACAGTGTTTCACTTGGTGGGAGCACGCCAATCAATCACACGAATTTGAGTAACATTAACTCGGATGACCACCACACAAGATACACTAATAGTGAGGCCATCACAGCAGTAGAAGGCGCTTCTTTCACCAGTTTAGATACTAGTGATATTGTCAAAAGTGGGACTACTCATCTCTCTTTTGACGGAAGTGGAAATGTCGATATTCTAAATGGAGAACTCTCTGTTGGTCCAAACGACCATGTTTATCTTGGGAGTGGATACTCATTAAATGGTAGTACAAATACATCGTACATTCAATTTACCGATGGTGACACAACTCCAAGGTACACCATCGCCACAGAAAACGCGGTGGGTGGGGACTTAGTATTCTACTCAGATAGAGATAATATTGAAACGCTAAGACTCCAATATTCTGGAAAAGTCAATATTCCGAACGGTAACCTTGCCCTCAGTTCAGGCGCAACAATAACAGATGGGACAAATGATAGGATTAACTTTGGACATAACGAGACAAGCATTCTCGATGAATCAGGGCAAAAATCAATAAACGTCAACAGTAGTAACAAACTTGATATTAGAACGCGTGGATATCCTATTAGGATAGAAGATACGACTAATTCACAAGATATTGCTGTCTTTAGCGAGGGTGGCAATATCTCTATCCCGAGCGGTGACCTTACTGATGGAGCTAATGTTATTTATGACCAGAGCGCATCAGAGATTCCTGACAGTGCTATGGGCAGTATTTCGAACAGTACACTTACTAATTCGAGTATTACTGTCAATGGTGGTACTGACATATCTGGTGGTAGTGCAAGTCTCGGAGGTTCTCTTACGATAGACCACGCTGACACAAGTACTCAATCTAATGTTAGCACTAGTGTCGATGCTGTTATTAACGGTATCGACCTCGACGGACGAGGTCACGTTACTAGTATAAATACACAGAATCGCTCGCTTGATTCTTGGGCAACAGCAACAGATGATAATCTTGTCGAGTTCGGTTCAAATAATGATTTTTCGATTCAATATGAATCATCATCTGATGAATTAGTTATCAGGGATGAAACGAACGGCGTAGACCTCATCCGCCAACCAAAACAAGGTTCAACAGAGTTTATTCAGGGCGCTGACATTGGTTCTATTGAAGCACCAAAAGACAGTCTAACACAGCTCGCTAATGCTTCCGCAACAAGCGCGAGTGCGTCTGGAGACATTATTGGTTACACATTCGCAGTAGATAATCAAACTGGTTTCAAAATAAGTGCTACCTCTGATAGCAGTGGCGGACTTTCAACCGGTCCAATCGCTACTCTTGGTGGTGACCTCAAATCATCTAATGGTGAGATTATTTGGAATGACAGTGCAACAGAAATTCCTGACAGTGCTATGGGCAGTATTTCGAATAGCACACTTACTAATTCAAGCATTACTGTCAATGGTGGTACTGACATATCTGGTGGTAGTGCAAGTCTCGGAGGTTCTCTTACGATAGACCACGCTGACACAAGTACTCAGGGCAACGTTTCTGCTGGCGCAGGCGCGGCTATCACTGACATAAATCTTGATGGCCGTGGTCACACCACTTCGATAAGCACCACAGACTTTGACTCTCGCTTTGTCCTTGAGTCAGGCGATACTATGAGCGGAACTTTGACGATGGACAACAGCGATATTCACTTTGATAACGGTGCTGTTCAAATTTCACGTACATCAACTTCAGTAGGTTCAGGGGCACTGTTTCTCGAAGGTCACAACGGAGTTACACTTCATTCAAACGATACAAACAAAGATTTACTTAACGCGTACGATACAGGAAATGTCGAAATACCCAACGGCAATCTAGAAATGGGCTCGGGAGCTATACAAACAAGTAATTTTGAGGTTGAAGAAAACAGTTCAACAAATAGCCTCGACTTCAATTACACAGGATAATATATGAGTTTAGTAGGGCACTGGCGTCTTGATGGAGACGTTACGGATAGTGTCGGGAACAATAATGGCTCAGGCTCTCCGACATACGTGGACGGAAAACTCGGCCAAGGTATTGATACAACAGGAGAGCGTATCACCGTAGACTATGCTAACGGAGTTAAATCTGCGCTAAGTGGCAACCAATTTACATTATCGCTTTGGTGGCGTCAATATGACTATAATAATTATCGCTGGTCTGACATAATTGAAATTGACAATCATAGACTTGAGCGAGGAAGTGGTGATGACGGGAATCCAGAAGCTGACTTTTGGTGTAACTTTGGCTCAGGCAACGGGGACCAGCTCTACAATTCTTCAGTAAATGGCGTTGATGGAACAGAATGGTTTCACACTGTTGTGCGCCGTAAAGGGGATGATTACGAGGTCTGGATTAACGGCGAAGTTGCGGCAAGCGGGACACGCACTGAGGATATTAACTATTCAGGTAATTTAGAGTTTGACCCCTCGCCATCTGGTTCAGAAATAGACGATATTCGCCTTTACGACCACGCTATCTCAAAGAAGAAAATAAAACAACTCTCACAAGCAAAAGTACTTCACTATAAGTTTAACGAGTCAGGTAGTGTTGCTGACGCGAGTGGACAGGGGAACGATGGGACGCTGAACGGGCCGACCTTCTCAGAGTCCTCAAAGATTGGTTCAGGTGCGTATGATTTTGATGGAAATAATGATACGATTGACCTTTCTCCAAAATCTATACCGACTGGTAATGAGATAACTGTTTCTTTTTGGTCATACGGCGGTTCAGAATTACCTGTTGACAATTCGATACTTGAGGCAGAAGATAGTAATAACAATCGAGTTGTAAATATTCATCACCCGTGGGGCAATGGTAATATATATTGGGACACCGACAACGGTGGAAGTGGATATGAGAGAATATACAAATCAGCAAGCTCGTCAGATTATAAAGGGCGGTGGAGCCATTGGTCTTTTACCAAAGATGCTGATACAGGGGAAAAGAAAATCTACTTAGATGGGGAGTTGTGGCATAGTGGTTCTGGATACACAGGCACGCTTGATGTGACAAACAGTGCAGCATTAGGTTCTTATACTGATGGAAGTGAAAGATTTTGGCCCGGTCGTATAAGCGATTTTCGTATCTATGCAACTGCCCTCTCTGCCAGCGAGGTGCAAGAAGTCTACGAGCAGCGGGCTAGCATCGACGCTGGTGGAAGCCTTCACGCTCACGAACTAAATGATGGTGCAAGAGAGTCATTTGAAACAGCGTCGTTCGGTCCTCGGTGGAACGTGAGCAACGCAACTATTTCAAGCAACCGGTCATATCATGGCAATTACTCATTCGGTTCGTGGAATGATGGTGGAGTCGAAGCTACGTGGAACGTCTTTGACAACGAGCGACAAATCGACTCGTTTGAGTATCTCTGGAAAGAGGATGGTTCACAGACAGGGCACGTCGTTATCTTGTACGATGGAAACGGCAATCAAGTCCAAGAGTCAGGAACCGAAAATCCACAATGGTACTTAAATAATGGAACTGGTGGTAGATTCCCAGTTGCTGGATATGATGGTCAAGGATATAATGTTTGGACACGTTTTCGCTTTGACTTTGATTGGGACTCGGGTACGTATGATTACGAGATGTATGACCTTGATAAAAACGTAGTAAGAACTGGAACGACTGACCTCGATAACGTAACTGGTGTTCAGTCAATTCGATTTACTGGTGCGGGCTACGGAACAGCAGATTCTTGCCGATTCGACCAATTGAAAATCAACGACAATACTCTCGGAAACACTGGCATTTTTAATAGCGCCGAACCAAATGAGATTGGTCCTGCCCCAGAGTCGTTAGTTGGCTGGTGGCCACTCGACGGTGACACAAAAGATTACGCTGGTCCGAATAATGGCACTAACAACGGAGCAAGCGTGACCAGTGGGCTTGGACAGTCAGCGTATGACTTTGTGGACTCAGAGAGTGACAATATTCAGATTCCCGAGTATAATGGATTTACATCCAAAACGGTAAGTATATCAGTTTGGATAAAACCTGATAGTAATCACTCAGGAGATACAAGAATAGTCTACCATGAAGGAAATGATTCTGCAATGATATTAGGTTATGGCTCGTCGCTTAGTATAGAGCATAGAGCGTCTTCTGGTGGCTTTAGCGGTGCGGGTAGTGTAGATGAAAATAAGTGGAATCACATAGTCTTTGTCTGGGATGATACACAGGATATGTGGTATAACTATAAAAATGGTCAACTGGATACTTCCGGAAGTATGGGTGGCGGTCACTTTAGTGATAATCTCGGAGGATTAGACATTGGAACAGGCCACTGGACAAGTGACTCATCTTACTATTTAGGAAAACTACAAGATATTCGCTTTTATGACCGCGCACTCACAGAAGCAGAGGTTGCACAATTGTATGCAATCACTGACCCGAGAGAAGACCAACGAGTAATTCAAACAGAAGACGGACGAGCAATAGTAAAAGAACAATTTAGTGAATTATTATAAAATGTCAAAACTAAGTAGTACAACAATCTTTGGCGATTTGAGCGTTTCGAACAGTGTAAGTATTACTGAGGACATGTCCATTGATGGTGACATTACCGATGCGGCCAGTAATATCATCTATGACCAAAGTGTAAACGAAATACCTGATAGTGCATTAGGTTCTATCAGTAATAATACACTTTCAAATAATAGTATTACGATAGAGGGAAACTCAGTCTCACTCGGTGGTAGCACAAGCATCAATCACAATGATTTAAGCAGTATTTCATCCAACGACCACCACTCTAAGACAAGTAGTGCTTCTGAGTTAACAGATGTGAGCGCAGATTCTGTCAGCGATGCTCACCACACTAAGTATACAGATGAAAATGCTCAGGATGCTGTCGGCACTATTCTTAATACCGATTTCAATTATGATGATGCTGGAAACACTATCTC